ATGCACGCAAAAACAACAAAATTTAAAAAAATAATATTCTTTATGATTGTCGGACTAGTAGCTCTTGCTTGGTTTGGTTCAGAATATCGATGGCAAAAATATCGAAATTATGAAAAAGAACATAACTGTGAATGGCAAATGATCAATGAAATGGAGATTTGCAAATAATGTCAGACATAGAAAAAGATGCACGTAAAAAAGCGGTTCAAAAACGGCGAAAAACTTATGGCGAAATAGTTCCTTTTGCAGAAAATCTTTTTGAAGAAGGAGCTTCACGCTCAGCAAAAGAGCGATTGCTTGTATCAGTTCACCGTTCAATTTTAGGCTTAGATAAACAAAAACAACTCCGCCCTCTTGATGATCTGAAACAGTTTATGATTATCGCTGGACAATTTGGTGTTAACCCATTCAAGAATGAAATTTATGCAACCTATGTTTGGAATTCAAGCACTGGGCGTGAAGAGCTTACGCCAATCGTCTCAATTCACGGACTGCGAAAATTAGCGCGCCGTGGTGGAATTTATTCACATACCGGAACTGCTGCAATTTCAAAAAACGCTGAAGGAAAACTCGAAAGTGTGACAGTGCCAGTTTTTGGTCTTATAAATGGTGAGATTCAAGAATTTACACGCTACACTGCCTTCTACGATGAATTTGTTCGCACTAATAAAAATGGTGAGCCAATTTCCAACTGGGCAAAAATGCCAATCGTGATGTTAACTAAATGTGCTGAAGCTAATGCAATTCGCCAAGCGTTCGATATTTCTGGAATCTATATCGAAGAAGAAATTTCGCGCGAAGACGAACAAATTATTAACCAAACCGAGGAGAAAATCAATGAATAGAGTTGATCACTTAAGTTATTCTGCTCTTGTGACCTTCCTACGAAATCAGGTTGAATTTCAAAAGCGTTACATTGCGAAAGTTTACGATAATCCTTCGAGCCCATCGATGGTAGTTGGTAAAGCTTTTCATAAAGCGCTCGAAATTTACTACAAGGGCGGAACTTTTGACGAAGCCGCAGCGGCTGGGCTTGATGAAATAAATTCAACCAGCGATTATGAAATCGACTATGGAAAAACTGGCAGCCGTGAAAAAATGATTAAAGAATTTAACGATTCACTCAATATTTATTTTGAAGAAGCGCCAAAATTCGAAGTTATCGATGCTGAAAAACGGCTCGAAGCTGAAATTTCGAAAGTGCCAATGGTTGGAATCATCGACCTAATCATTAAAGGCTCGAGCAAAGATAAAATTAAGCTTAAAGACTACAAAACAGTTTCATTTTACTCGTCGGCTACTAATGACCCACTCGATCCGGAATACCAAGAAAACTACAAATATTTGCTGCAAGGTTCGATCTATCTAGTTTTGGCTGAAAAAGTTCTTAAAAAAGAAATTGAGAGTGTTGGTTTTATCGAAATCAAGAAAACTAAAAATCGAGATGGTTCGCCTCAAATTCGTGAGTTCGAATATTCTCGAAATGACTTGCTTGAGTTCTTGCCCACAACCGAAAAACTCATTACGAACGTTTTCGACTATGTCAACAACGATAATGCTAAATTCTTCCCTAACCCGAGTGATATTCTAAACGGACAAGAATCAATGGAGGTTCTTGCCAATATCGAAACTGGCTTTGATAAAGCTAGAATTAAGCGCAAGATGAATGTGGCGGAAAAATTCAGCGAGAAGAATACGACCGTTGATTTGCTCGAAACGGACGGCGAAACTAACGAGAATTTAATCATTAAAAAGTTCTTAGAGTTCGGAATCGGCGGCGCGATCGGCGAAACTTTCACTGGTGCGAGTGTAATTCGCTACACTTTCAGACCGAACCGCGGAGTCGCAATGAAAAATATCGGCTCACGCGCTGATGACCTCGCGATCGCTCTTCAAGCTAAATCAGTTCGTGTTCTTGCGCCAATTTACGGCACGAACCTCATCGGTGTGGAAATTCCAAATCCTGAACGAAAGGTTCTAAATTTCGATGATTCTCTACTCAGAAAAGGCACTTTCGAAATTCCACTCGGCCAAGATATTTTTGGCGAAAATCATTATGGCGATTTAACCAAAATGCCGCATCTGCTGATCGCTGGACAGACTGGCTCTGGTAAATCGGTAATGCTAAATGTAATTCTCGAATCGCTCACTAAACAGCTTTCGACAGATGAACTCCAACTCGTGCTAATCGATCCAAAGCAAGTTGAGCTCGGATTTTATGAAGATAGTAAACATTTATTAAAACCGATTGTTACTAATCCAATTCATGCACAAGAAACACTCGCAGATTTAGTGGAAAAAATGGAATCTCGCTATAAAACTTTGCGAAAAGCTGGTGTGCGAAAAATCGAAGATTACAAAGGTGAAATGCCACGAATCGTTTGCGTAATTGATGAATTTGCTGACTTGATGATGACATCTGGTAATAAACGCGAAGAATTTAAATTGAACATTAAAGGTATGATCGAAACGATTCTACATTTTAATAAAGATTTTGATTTATCAGAAGTAAAATCACTGGAAGATCTGAAAATTAACCCAAGAATGTCAGAGCTTGAAAAAGAAACGATTAAGGAACAGAAAAAAGCAATGAAAGAGCTTGAAAAAGCAATCCTTGAAGCTTCAGACCTAGGAATACCAAGCGCAGAAAGTTCAATCATTCGAATCGCGCAGAAAGCTCGAGCGGTAGGAATTCACTTGATTCTCGCAACGCAAAGGCCAAGTGCCGATGTTGTAACAGGCTTGATTAAGGCGAATATTCCAACCAAAATCGCCTTCAGCGTGACAAATTCGTTAAACTCAAAGATTATTCTCGATGAAACTGGCGCAGAAATGCTCACCGGAAACGGCGATATGCTTTATCAAGATCCACGAGCAAATCATCTGGAACGACTACAAGGATTCTATCTATGACAAAACCTGAATATCTATTAGTCAAACAACTAGCGTATCAATTTTATAAAGAAAATCATTCAGCGAAAGCGTGGGCGGATTACGTTGCCGCCTATCGCTCAAAGCTGATAGAAATGAAAGATGAACGCCAAGTGGCAGAAATCTTCGAAGAGTTTGAAGTCGACGAAATACGAGAATTTGTGGCTAAATATTATGAAAAAATGCCACCTCAAACACGGGAAGAAATTAAAAAAGTCATTGCAGCTCGTGTGCAAAGAATGACACAAAATCGCCAACGAACATTTTTTACAAAGGATCAAAAATGAATTTCAGAACAGTAATTAGTCAAATTTTTAATAAATATTCAACTGCAGATATCACGGAATTAAAAGAAATTTTCAGTTCAAAACTCGCTCTCCCTTTAAAAGCGGAAATGCTGCAATATGTAATGGACTGTGAAGATCGGCAAATTTGTGAAGATTTCTTGCGAAGGAATAGCGAAAAATTAATAAAGGAGTTAAGCTATGAATTTTGACCAAAAATTAATTCGTGATTTTCTGGAAAATATTATTTTAGAAAATCGCAATCTTTACGAAGATGGTTTTGAAGATATGGATTTTGACGAATTTTGCAGATATTACGAAATTGGTAATGGCCTTGCCGAAAAGATGGATATTAAAGACTTCCCTTTCGAAGATTGGCAAAACGATTATTATAATGAATATCTCAAAGAATGTAAAGAAAATAGTATAGAGCGTTCACAGCAGTTTGATGATTATCGACGAGCAACAGGATTTTAAAAAATAAGTTTAGCCTTCCAATGGGCACAGGTTTCGCAAGTGGTTTAGAGCTGCAGAAAAAAGTCGAGCACCTCCTTATTAGTAGCTCGCCGCGATTATTTCGTGGTTATGAGCCTTGTGTCCGTTGGAGGGCTGAAATCTAAAAGGAAGAATTATGAAAATTTTAATTAATGGTATTTCTAGAGTAGTTAAAATTAAAGTTAACATTATTTCGCCAGAATGGCAAAGATATGAGGAGTTAAGGTATGTTAATGAGAAAAACTGAAGAAAATCTGCACCTTAAAATTTGCGACTACCTTCGCAAGAATTATCCCGACGTGCTATTTCGAACCGATTTCTCAAGCGGAATGAAAATGAGCCCAGGCCAAGCGGCAAAACACAAGAAATTTCAGAAATCACGAGCTTGGCCGGATCTGTTCATTGCTGAAAGTAATACCTTAGCGAGCGGCCTATTTCTCGAAATTAAAGCTGAAAATGTTATTGTTTTTAAGAAGAATGGCGAAATTAGGCAGAATAAACATTTAATCGAGCAAGATAAAATGCTTAAAGAGCTAAGGAGTAAAGGTTATCGTGCAAGATTCGCGATTGGATATGAACAAGCAATTTTTGAAATTCAGCAATATCTCGGCGAGCCAAAACCAAAGAAAGTCGAATTTTAATAACTAAAAATGAAAGGATAATTATGAAACAACCTGATATTCAGCATTTAATCATGCAAGATCTAAAATTTAAAATGTCGGCTTGGCGAGCGATTGCGATCATCGCCCTAATACTCTTTTCGGGTGCAGTTGGGCTATTTATCGGCTCAGAAGCTGAGCTTAAAAGCACTAAAGCTAAGTTAAACGCTACGGTCAATTGCCAAAAATAAATTAAAGGAGAAAAATGTTTTTCAACAGAAAGAAGATAAAAGAACTCGAAGAAAAGCTCCGAGAATGCGAATTGGAAAGCAGAAAATACAAAAATATTTCAGCACTATTACATGAGAAACTCAAAGAATACGAGGAACTCTTAGACCTTAAAGACCAAACGGTCGTAATCACACAAGACGGCAAATTTTCGCAATTAATGATTGGCGGAAAGCTCATCAGGAATGTCACCTCAGTTGAAGTTGAGAGATACGGATCGGGAGTGCTGAACGAGTTCAAATTTGGAATTTTAGCAGACGAGATAATCATTAGAAAGAAAGGAAAATAAATGAAAACACAAGAACGAAACCTTTCAGGAATCTACGCACGAGTCAAACGCGACGGAAAATATCGAACAATCGACATCACGGACATGACACCCGAAGAATTGGCAGAATATCTCGACAAGTGGGGAATGGACTGCGACTTTCTCGCAAGACTAGTCCAGTATTTAGTCGAAACCGTCCAAAGAGTCGCCGAGAATCTCGACATTCAAGCGGACGAGGAGGAATAAATGAAAAAAGTAGATGAATATCGTGCTTTCGATATTAAAATATCTGTTAAGGGAAAATATTTCCCTCGTTCAAATAATAATTTTCGCTATAATGCAAGGATTAATTTAGGAGGATATGAAACTCTTGAGAAAGCCAAAGAAGCAATAGATAGATTTTATAAAATAGCAAATAAGAAGAATTAAAGAAGGATATTTAATTTATGAATAAAACAGTTAAAGTATTTTTATCACAACCAATGAGAGGTTTTACCGATGAGGAAATTATAGCTCGTCGAGAGGAAGATATAAAACAATTAAAAAAATACTTTAAAGATGAACCTTTCGAAGTTATTGATACGCTTTTTAAAGAAGAAGCCACAGCTAAAAATCCAGCTGTTGAGTATCTGGCTCGGTCGATCGCAGAATTAGCTAATGCCGATTATATTGCGATGAGCTATGATTTTGAATCAGCCCGTGGTTGCTTAATTGAACACAAAATAGCTGATGAATACGGTATAGAAAAAATTTATTTAAATTAAACGATTAACCTTAACAATTTATTTCCAGCCTTACAAGGGGCGAAAGCCCTAAAATGTCTATAAATTTAATGTGAGGGGAGGACTAAAAACTTTTAGTCGTCCCTTGTAGGGCTGGATACCCTACAACAGATTATTTTAATCATTTAATATTCCTTGGAGGAGCTATACTCCTCCCCTCGAACCTGAATGTAACTAAAATTATAAATAATAATGTGGTAGTTATAATAATAGTTTTGGCGTGGTTGGTCTCAACACGCAAGTTATGTTCAGATTTGAGGAACTAAGCAGAAACAAGCACCTCAACACGATCATAAGCAATTTTCAAGTGTTTCTGCCCTACCTCAATAATATTAAAGGAGAACAAAGAATGGAAAATGAAGATAAATCAACAAACATATCAACTAACGGCGGTATAGGCTTTTTAGGAGCATTAACAATTCTGTTTATTGCTTTAAAACTAACTAATGTGATTGATTGGAGTTGGTGGTGGGTTCTCTCACCTATCTGGATACCAGTCGCAGTAGTTCTTGGAATTGTTGCGATTGTAGCTATTGTGGCGTTGTTTGTAAAATTTATAATAAACGAATTGAAGTAGATATGAAAAATACAGAATGGAATAAGCTTACTACAAGACCTCTTAATGATGAAGAAAAAGAGGTCTATGGAAATAGATTTGACTTTATGTGGGACGGTAAAGAGCCTAAACTAGATGAAGAAGTTCTTGTTTATACAAATAAAAGTAAAGGAGTATATACAGATATTTGGACTGCTTCTGGTTATACCGTCGGTTTTGAAAATACATATGACACAGTTATCTATTGGATGAGTTTTCCAAAACCACCTAAGATTGAGGAGGATAAAGATGAATAATCAAGAACCAACTAACAAAGAGCTTTTAGAAATTATTGCAATCCTTTCAGAACTAACTCTACAAATCGTGACTGAAAATCGCATATATTGGGAAAACTTCAAAAATCCCCCAGAAACAAGGGGCGAAATGTGGGAACGAGAAGACAAACTCGAAGAGCTAAGTAAAAGAGTAAATTTCCTTTGCGAGAAATCACAAGACCTCGTATTGGAACATAAGGATTTATTGAATTTAGAAATACTAGGAGAATAAAAAAGGACTAAAATATGCTAAACAAAGCGGATGAAGATTTTACAATTATTCTTAATGAATATGATGAAAACGGAGAAAAGATAGTTGAACATAGGTTTAAATCAGAGCAAATGTATTGGGAATATTATGAATTACTTCAAGCAATCAAAAGAATGAACCGCCCGAATATTTCAGAAGAAGAATATCAAAAGTGGTTCAAAGGTCAACGCGAAGTTTGGTCGAAAATAGAAAATCTTGAAGAAAAACTCGAGGAGCTATCATAAAATGAAAGCCTTTAAATGGAACTTCAAGGAGCAAAAATACGAAGATTATGAATTGCCAGATAATTGTCCCCTAATCTGCTACGATATGGAGAAAATAATAAATTGTGCAGATTGCAAGAAAGAATTTCAATATAGAAAAGGTTATTCTAGTAAAGCAATTCATAATGAATATGGCTTCGGTTATACAGTATGCGAAGAATGCTATAAAAAAGAATTAGAAAATGAGAGGAAGTATAAAGAATATGTTTAAAGATATAGATTTTCCAAAAGTATTTTTCTTCTTATTCATTTTATTTTCGATAGGTTGGTTCATTTTTATAATCATATTCTCTATTCAAAATGAACCGCCACAACACAGTGCCGACACGCTTCAAAAAATCAAAATCTGCCGAACTTATTCAAATGATTTTTGGCGGAACGATATAGATTTTATCGATGGTAAATGTTATTATAAAGGTAAAGAAGTTGAAATAAAATAAATAATAATACATAAAAATAGGAGGCTTCCCTCCTATTTTTAGTTGACCGAAAATATGATACTCAATAGGTTAAAGTTCTTCGGTCGTTTGCTACGACGATCAAATCGGAGCTATCTCATTATATCTGTTTTTTCAAAAAAAGTCAAAAAAAGTTCAAAAAAGTGTTGACAATAACACGGCAAGTGTGCTATAATAAAGACAGTTAAGAAAGAAACGGTGCTAAAAGTTATAAAGAACGCACGACAGCCAAAGCCTTAGCTACGACGATCAACAAAATTCTAATATAAGGAGCTAAAAAATGAAAGCATATAAAATTAATCAATTCATCGGCTCAAATCTTTACGGTTCAATTCTTGTGGAATCTGAAGAAAAAGCTAAAAAAGCAGTTGAATTTGCAGGTAAAAATCAAAATGACGGAATTAGCCTTGTGTATGCTGGTGAAGTCGAAGCTGAACAAAAATTCCGTGTCTGGGAAATGTTCAATAACTATTCAAAAGAACATCTATTTGATTCAATGAAAGAAGCGCAAGAATTTATCGACCGAATTAACGATAATAATATCCCTGGCGTTGCCGCATTCGATAAAATTATCTTGGTTGAAAAATAATAAATTCAGGGGCGATAGATTCGCCCCTTATAATGGAGAAAAAATATGCCTAACAACTTCTCTTCCGCTCTGGAAAGGATTCTAAAAAATAACAATTCATCTTTTGAAAGCGAAAAACTCTTAAGTGAGATTCAAACCGACATCTTCGAGTTTGGCGCAACTGAAAAAGTAGCCGTTTTTGTTGATAGTGATAATTTCATCAAGGACTACGATTTTAACACTTCTAAAGAAGAATTTATCGAACACAACGAACAAGAACCTGAGTTCAATGATATTAAAGATAGTTTTTGGGGAGAATACAAAGAATCTGATGTTTATATTATGACACTGTCGCAACTTCTAGCCCTTGTCGAAATTCAAAATATGATCATTAAAGAGCCAAAAATCATTGAAAGAGCCGTTATGAGTAAAAATGCCTCAAAAGGCGGTTCGGGATTCTGGAAAAATCTTTCACCAGAAGAACGTTCAAGAATTGCTCGAGAGCGTGGCAAAGCTGGCGCGAAAAAACGCTGGGGCAATAAAAATAAAGGATAAATAAAAGAAAAAAGAGGTGGTTGCTATGGAATTAGGACTATTGATGTGTATGATAAAGTCTACGGATTTTTTAGCGATTGTTTTGGTGATTTACGCGTTTTAAATGGTTGATAAAAATTAACGATAAGCTTTATTTTTCTTGCGAAATTTGGTATAATTAAAGAGTCCGAGTGTTCAGTTTCAGCGACTTTCTGACGCTAACTCGGATGTGAAGAGCATGTTGTTTATTTTACCTTTCTAAAAAGAACCCGTTTTGGGTTCTTTTTTATTCTCTTAATTCTCTATCTATTTCTTAGCGCCAAGTTTGAATATCGGCTTTAGTCCTGCGAACGCTGTAGCAATTGCTCCGCTGATCGCCAAAATCTCTTTTGTTGCGTTTGGAATTAGAATAACACAAATTGTAGCAATTAGCATATTTACTAAAATCCCTAAGTCAGCAATGAAATATACTGTAGTTTTAGCTTTCTCGCTAATTCTTGGCTCATATTCAGTATCGCCAATATTTTTAACTGCTTCTTTTTGTAAATCTTCTAACATTTTGAACTCCTTATCGTTTAATCGCACTACTATATTGCCAATTACGCTTTTATTATTTTGCGACACTTTATTTTCAGCTTCATTTTGAGTTGTGATACCTTCGTTTTCAGGTGTTTTTAGCTCATTTTCAGGCTGTTTTGGTGCTTCAGGTTTAGTTTCTTCTTCACCCTTAACTTTTGCCAAAATTTTACCAAATCTTTCGTCTGAAAGTTGTGCTGGGCAAGCTGTCGAAGAGTGGTCACGGTGTTTTCCAATTTTATCCACGCCAAGTGCTTGAGAAACTTTCTTTAGAACTTCAACATAACGTTCATCAGTCACATTGTCGAGAAATTCGATCGTAAAGCTTTCAATATTACTTTCGTGATTACCATTTGTGAAAGCTGTATTTCCTTTTGGCACAACTTGAACAATTTTCCCATTCGAAACCACGAGGTGTGATGACTTAAAACTTTCTTTTCGTCTAAATTCATTTGTCGTCGCCTCAATTGAATCATTTGCTGTGTTATGAACTGTAATTTCACGAATTTGTTGCGAATCTCGCTGCAATTCATCTACAAACTTTTTCTGGATTTCATAATCTTGTGGAATATTGCCAAAGTATTTTCCGTTATCATCTTTAAGGTTCTTTCGCCCATAGAACTGATTAGATACATGAGCAGGAATTACTTCATCAACAAAGTCAAACTCTTTTTCGAAATCAATAAATTCTGGTGCTTTATTCTCTGGAACTACTGCTTTACTTTCAGGTTGTGGAGCTTTTCGAAAATCTCCGAGATTTGGCAACGAACCTTCTTTTTCATCGAAAGCTGAGAAATGCAGATAAACACCAGAACGTTGAGATTTGAACCAACGATCATCGCCGTTGACATTTTCGCCGTAAACCCAACCAGCCATTTCAATATCTGAACCATCTGGATAAGTTGCAAAAACGCCAGATTGAGTTGTTGGCTCATATCGAACATTTACACCAACGCCCGAATTTACTACACGAACATTATCACTCTTTTCAACAATTTGAACGCCACCGATTCGCTCGCTCCAACCAAGATATCGAAGTCCGTATATGCTGAACCACTGACAGATTTCGGCGATTGAATTATAAATTCCTCTCGCTCCACTGTGAACTTCGCTGTCGTGGATTTCAATTCGTCCATCTCCATGATTATACGCCCATGCTACGTGTTCATATGGATCATATTCTCCGCTTGTGATATCGAAGAAGACCGGAACCCAAAGTCCAACAGGAGGGGTTTCTTCTTGATGAATGTTACCTGCTGCTCTTTGAGCTAGATATTCTAGCCCTGCCGAATCTCTACGAACAGGTGCATTAACTACATCATCTGCATATTGTAAACACCAGCCTCGACTTGCTCTAATATCAAGGTTCGGACTTGTCTTTTGAATATATTTTGCCATTATTTTCTCCTTACTTTTTAATCAATCCGCCGTTCAGAACGAATTGCACTAATGCTCCTAAAATTGCCACGCCTACAGCCCAAACAATTTTACTCTGATTCTCTTCAAGCCGCCGAAGACGTTCTTTGTTGCGTTCAGCTTCGCGCCGCACGCTCTCAATGTCTTTTTGGTGCTCAGTGACCGATTTTGAAAGCCCTGCGATGATCTCCAGCTGATCGTTCGTATGCTCTACAATCTGCGTCAAACTGTTGATTTTTTCTTCCAAAACATCAATTCGCGCCTCGAAGACTTCTTTACTTATGTATTTGTCATCCATATTCCTCCTTTCTCTACACCTGTTTTGCTTTATTTTCTTCAAAATCCCAGATTTGTCTCGAACTTTTTTCTCTAAAGTATTCATTTTTAAGAAGTTCTTTCTCAATTGCTTCCTTTGAAATTTCAGTTCCTTCTGGTATTTGAACACTGAAAGTATTAAGGCTTAGGTCTTTTGTGTTATCTCCTGCTTTGCGAGCTTTGGTTTCTTCTGCGTAAGTTTTTCCGTTGGCGAAACTGCGAATTACAACTGTTCCTGCTCCATTAAAATTTGTGGTGAAGTGGTCGATTTCGTGCCAAGTCATAATTGCATTTCGTTCATCTGTAATAATTTTTACAATAGCCATTTTTTATTCTCCTTTTATAAATTGTTTTTAGCTAAATACACTCCTGATACGTGATATTCTTCATAACTATCAGTTCCGCGCTTCTCTATTTCGCCGTTTAAACCGAGTTTAATTATGAAGCCACCAGAGTGTCTATTGTTGTTAATGCATATTCCAGCAAAAGCTGTTTCGTGTTTAGGCCAGTATTTCTCTTTGATTTTTTCAAGCATTCTACCGTTGCCGTAGTTTCCAGTGAAAGATAAGCGAAAGCCGCAAAAGCCATTTTTCTTATAGAAAAGACCTTTAGCTCCCCAACCCATGTCGATCATTTCCCAGTGGTCAGTGTCTTCTTGACTATCCGTGAGAACCTTTCTACCTCGTGAATAAATATCGCCCAGCACATCAAGGTCGCCGAATTCAGGAACTTTATTTACGCCTACCTTTTCAGTATTGCTTGAAATAAAGAAAATTGGTTTTCCTGGCGAAATTTCCGCTACAGATGAAGTTTCACTCAATCTGTCTGTTACCTTTACTTCAATTTCGAAACTACCAGCACGATTTAAGCTCAGGTATTGCCTTTGAGCCGAGAAATTCGCTTCTGTAAGGACTGCTTGAATTGTCTTCCAGCTCTCCCAACTTCCACCACTCGCTCTGTGCCGCATTTGGAGCGAGGCAATTCGGTTTTTGTTCGAATTTCCAATTTTTAATGTTGAGATTGTTCCGGAAATATCAATTTCCACTGTTTCATCGAAATTATTCTGCCGTTTCGCTGAAATACTCAGAACCGGCGCAGAATATGGCAAAACTTCCGCTGTTTTATTGACGGTTTTCGAAACGCCACGCGAATCCACTGCTGAAGCTGAAATTGTTAAGCTACCTGCTGAATTTATCGCTCTTTCGAAAATCGCTTGAACCTGCTGGTTTTCGCTATAATCTGCCGAAATTGTTGCTCCATCTGCTGCAAAAACATATCTTGATGGGCTAGCATATTTTTTCGCAGCCATTTTATTTTTCGGTAAAACCCACGCTTTTGGTTTCGAAAATCCCTGCACGAATATTTTAGGATTTCCAGTGATTTCGGTAATTTTAGCGTTAGAATCTGCAAAGTCAAAATCGTTAAAATCTGGTTGAATTTTACTTGAATCGAGCTGAATTTCAACGTTAGTATAAGTCAGTCCGCCAATTTGAGTTCCACCATTCCAAGTCGTGATATCCGCTCCAAGACTTGTTCTCGTGGTGTTCGCCATTCGTTTATAGATTTCATCTATTTCACGTTCATTAGGTTGCCATACGAATTCACCTTGTGCGTGTTCAAAACGAACAATTTCATTTTGGTCTGGAATTTGCAACGAGCCAATATGTGTAAAGTTAGCTTTTCGGTTCATATTGAGCTGGATTGGTTCACCTAAAGTGTAAAGACCTTTCGAAAAGCTTGGATTACTCTGGCGTGGAATTGTTGGAAGATTATAAACGCGAGAAGTTCCTTGGCTTCGTCCACCACCGTAAAAGCTTAATCCTACACCAATTTGGAACTCCGCTGTTCCATCATCTCGGTGATTGACGCGAACAGTTCCACTGGCAATATAATGGTTTCGAGTGCTTAAATTTCCTTGATACGGCTTAATTCTTCCGCCATTGTTATATACTTGTCCAGCATTTGTATTTACGAATCCAGCGTCAAGCTGTGAGTCCGATCGATTAAAATGTGCGTGAAATTGCCAATTCAATAAGCTATAATTTCCAGCAATATCTTGATGTGCAAGCTGAAAATCTACAAATGCGTAATTATCATTATTACCGCCAATGCGCACACCATTAGCTCGAAAACTCTCATTCATTATCTTTCTCCTTTCGAATTTGCAACAAATGCCCAGCCAGTCTTTTCACCATCTTTAATCGCTACAATTTTAATTGGCGACATATCAATTTCATCTTCGGCTTTAAATTTCTTGACCTCGGTCGTATCTTTATTAACGGTAAAAACACGCTGAATGCTGTGTCCAATTTTTGAATATCCTGAAAACTCCAACGGCGTAATTGCAGTATAATCACCTTCGTTAATCGAGCTTTTGATAATCAAACCGTGTTCATCGATATGTAAATTTGCATTCGAAATTTCACCCTGAGCTTGTGTCCAAACGCTGGCGGTTTTATTGTTCACTAAGTTCAAATCCGCAAAAGCAATTGTTGAATTTGCATTGGCTGTAATTTTTACGCTTAGAGCATTATTTTGTGGCAGAATTCCTTCAATTTTTACTTCTGCCCAATCGAAACTAGTGCCTTCTACAATTTCGAAAGTTCTCGCAACTGTTTCACCGTCTAAAATTTCAATTTTACCTGAGCCAATTACTGGTTTTTTAACTCGACAAGAAAAACTGTAGAAATTTTGTTTTTCACTTGTAAAATTCGAAGCTACTGCCACAGTTTGCGTTAAGCTATCATTTCGAATTGTGATCTTTCGCCCTGAAACAGCTCCTTTACTACGAGCTTCAGCAGAATTTTCAACCGAAAGATTTTGAACAGCTCGAATAATCCAGAAATTAGGCGAGTTAGTCTTTTCATCGAATGAATAAAATGCGGAATTTTTAAGCAAATTCAAGCCACCAGTTTTTGATAGCGTATAATTAAAGTCCGTTAAAGTTTGATCAAGACGTGAAAACTTTTCGAACGTTTCGCTTTCTAATTTCTCTTTTTGCGAAATCACGCTTGCGATTTCTTGCTTTTGTTTATCAACGACGATTTCAGTATTAAAAATAGTTCTAGCAATTCCACCAGCTCGTTTGTAATCTGTTTTAGTTTTTTCTAATTCTTTCCCAACCAAAGATTCTTTAATACTCGAACCACTAATATCAATTTTAATGCCTGAAATCACGCTTTCAGTGAAGTTATCACCGTTTTGAATTTCAACTCGATCGCCAATTTCGAACCAGAATAGGCCGATTGTTTCAGCCTCGAACGGCTG